GACAAGATCAAAGGTGCCGTATTGATTATCAAGACTCGTGCTAGCCTTAATATTTTCAATTGACACTTTCAAGGTCGCCTGTGCATTCTCGCCAGCGTCTCTGGCAATGATGCGAAACAAGTTGGTCATATTGTCCGTACTATAGCTGCCGGAATCCGTGGTCACGTCCTGTGAAAAGAACCAGCCGGTGGTGGCACTGGCGTAATCAGATCTCATATCCGAGCGTGACGTCACGCCGGTGGGGTCACCAAGTTGGATTATCATCCCGAAGCGATTAGTGCTGGAGAGGTTTTCATCGTCTTGTTGTTTTAAAATGTTATCTTCGAAAGTCTCGCCTAGCCAATAGTATTGCTCTCCGTTCTGGAGACTACTAGTAACGACGACCGCGTCGTTTGTTAGTTGAGGATTTGTATTAAAGACCTCTCTTATGAATTTTCTAGAACTACTATTAAAGTTAAACGCGGTTTTATGAACAATTGTCTCTGAGGTTCCAGACTTGATCTGAGCAATAAACTCGCCGTTTCCATCTGCTTCAAACAATCCGTAGGTTCCGGTTGCAAGAGTGCTTGTACCGGCTAGCGTGCCCGATAGTTCGACTTGCCCATTTTCCATGTACCATATGGCTGCAACATACGCATTCTGCGGAGACGTAATGGGTATTGTCCCGCTCGCCACAAGGACAAGAGCATATGCTCCTCCATCCTTGTCCGTTGTATCCCCGGTACATGCCCAGCCAGCCTTTCCTTTCGTGCCTGGGTCATCCCCGCCTGTTGCGTTGGGGTTTCCTTTTCCAAGCAATCGGACCATAGTAACTGGACCGACGCCTGCGCGTAAATAAGCTTGAGCAGCGAACACTCCGTAAGTTGGTCCTTGTCTGTTCCCTTCTCTCCAAACATCGCCGCCTGCTCCTCCAGCGATAGGATTTCCAAATGTTTCCACAAACTCAGAGAATGAATTAACCGTTACCGGCTTCAACGCAGGACCAAACTGTGTGCGTCCAACAATAAGCGGACCAACAACTGGCGCTACATTCGGTATTTGTGAATTATCCACTTCGCTTAGAAAGACGCCTGGCGACACAAATTTAAATTTCTTAACTGACATCTAAAAGTTTCTCCTCAAGATTTAAATTATCATTACATTTCACTTTATAAATAGTTCGATAAAAATCCAAAATCACAATATTTATTACTGTCTACTATATTCTCTCGGGCGCTTAAACAACCAGGCAAGTGCTCAGGTTATTTTGTCTTAGCTATCGCGCCAGAGATTGTTCGAAGCATATTGGATAACTTCGTTGGCAGAATCTTCGTTATAGCCATAATCTTCCATAAGGGTTTGAACCATTTCACTATATTTTATCTGTTGTTTCTTGTCCCTCGACTTAGATTTAGTTACAATTCTAGAGATATCACGCACAGAGACTAATAGTTTGTTTTCTATAGCTTCTTTCAATGGTCCATATGATTTCCAATCAATAATTTCTTTTCGTCTTAGTTTCGCAAACATATAAGCGCTTATATCCGCTCTAAAGTTTTCTCCTGCTGATCCAACGATTCCAATTTGTTCTTCGATGGAACATAAAAAGTCTTCATCAGCAATCATTTCTTCTCCGGTTATATTGTCTTTGACTTTGGTGGCGTTTACATAAGCCTCGGCATGATCCAAATAGTTATTGAATAAGGATTCAGCCTGCTCCTGGTATGCAGACACAAAAGCTTTAGTGATTTCTTTTTCTAAAATCTTCAAATATTCATCATGCAGTTCTTTTTGTAGAAAAGAGAGATATTTTTCTCTGAGATCTTCTTCAACAACTTGTTCTTTAACCTGTTTAACGAGAGCATCGCGAATTGAAATGGGAGTAACCATGTTTTTATCTGAATCAGCCAGAGATGAATCAATCGCCTTCATTATAAACCGTGTAGATATGCCGGTCATACCTTCGTCTCTTGATTCTTCGCGAAGATCGTTAATATCAATCTTTTTAATATACCCCTTTTCAATGATCTCTTGACCACTATAAATTTTCATTTTTGTGATTGGATCAACCTTATTCGAGGTTTTAAGTCTTGTAAGAACAGCAAACATTGCGGCTATTTCCAGAGTGTGTGGTGCTATGTGAGAGTCGAAATCAGAAAGATCTAATAACTTTTTATAAATTTTCTGTTCTTCATTAACTTCTAAACAGTAAGGAACGTTAACGCGTACAATTCTATCTAAAATGGCTTCATTTGTGTTCTCGGACTTAAACTTATTCCATTCAGCCTCGTTACAATGAGCGAGGATGACACCATCAAAATAGATCATAGCACCCTTTCCTGGGCTCGGGATAACTTTTTCTTGAGTCGCAGTGATCATTGCATGTAAGAACTCAATTTCGTTCTTAAAAACTTCTACAAATTCTACTATGCCGCGATTTCCTACATTGAAAGCTCCGTTCAAAGATAAAACTCTGGGATCGTCCTCGGGATATAAATCCATTTTTGAGATATCTTCTGATCCAATAAGAATGCTTGTATCTTGCGTATTCGCGTCCATTGGAGGAACAACCCCGATTCCTCTCCGCCCTCGAACAGAAAATGTTGATTCTACAACAGGATAATTAATATAGTCTCCAGATCGCTCTTTCAGCAACCGATAGCGGCAGATAGGACAAAGATCACCTTCAATTGTAATTCCGTAAATATCTTTAAATTTACCCCTTAAACTGCGAGGTATTAAGTGGAGGGCTTCCTCTTGCATCGGGCAATCTTTAATATGATAAAAGGATTTGACAGATTCCAGAGCGCGCTTAATATGCTCGACTAACGCTGATTTTCCGGCGCCGACTGGACCCAAAAGAAGAAGAACTTGTCGGCTCTCTTCTCCCTTCATAGCTGCAGAATGAAGATATCTCATGATTTTTGCCAGAGATCTTTCCATCCCAAAAAAATTAGATTGAAAATAATCATAGGTCTTTATAGTTTCGGAATTAAACAATCTTGTACACCGACCATCTTCTTCGGACATTCTTGTTACTCCGTGAGCAATGATGGCATCATAAAGTCTTCTATGAGCCAAAACAGGTATACCTTTATCTATTTCAATCAAATTAAGGTACTCAGCAAGAGTTCCTGAAAACTTTTCTATCTTTTTTTCTCGACTATTCCTCTCAACAATATCCAAAAATTTATTTGTTTTTTTCATTTTAAAATTTCCATATGTCTTTTTCTATGATAGAACTGAAGTTCACATCGTCACTCCATAAAAATTTAATGTGGTCATACACCTTGGTCGCATATGATAGTTCTAAATCGCGGCCATCGTGTTCATGCTTAATATAGAGAGTATTTCTTTTCTTGCTAAATCCATCAACATACACAATTGGCGAACCATTAAGACCCACATTATTAATTAGGGAGGTTTTCACTCTTTTCCACCCTTCTTCGTCAGAAATCTCTCCAACTACATACTTTAAGCCGCCTTTGTGAAGAGAATAGTTAAAAAGATTTAAATCTATACAAATATCTTGATCTAAATAATTTCTAATAAACAGTTCATCATCGTGAATTTCTCTTGCCAGTTTGCATTCTTGAAATCCGTATTTTTCTTCTATTTTTTTAAATATAGTTCGTCCTAAAAGATACGGGTTTATCGATCCAAGAGTCGGGCGTACAACTTGATTATGAGATTTAATAAAAGCCAAATGATATGCGTCAGGAAGATTTAAATCATTCATAATTTTCTCATGAATAGTCACAGCCCAGCCCTCATTCATAATTTTCGTTTGAGCCTGCGGTATAAAATATCGCGATCTTCTCTCCACCATCGTCATTAAGTCTTTTTGCCAATCATCTAAATTCCTAGCATTGTCTCTTATAAAACCAATTAAATTATAATCTTTCATGTCCTCATGCTGAAAAAGATCAATTATTGTTTTTTTATTTTTCTGAGTATATTCGTCACCGCTATTTTTATCAACTCTGGAAATATTTGAAGTTCGAGGTATTTGATATTGAATAGCGTGGCAAGCATCTAAAATACTTTCTACTTTCTCAATCCCGATACTTGGGTCTTCTATATAATTTCGAACTCTTTTTGAAGCTGATTTAAATTTAGAAATTATATTGCTGGCATCTGTTTTTTTAAACATTCTATTATTTTTAAAAAAATCACTGTGTCCCACGCAGTGAGCCATGGTTAAAAGATGAGTACTCATCGGATTTTCTAACATCAAATACGCGATACTGGGGTTGCTATTAATGATCATCTCGTAAGGGAGTCCCTCCATCCCTAAATTATAACGAGTAGAAATCCTCTCGAATGATTTGCCGAAAGACCAATGGCGATAATGAGTTGGCAAACCCGTGTACGCCATGGCGCTAATCATTTCGTGATAATCTAGTATTTCATATTCTATAGGATACCAGTCTAAATCATATTTTTCTTTAGCAATCTTACATATTTCATCATCCCATTTTTGAAGTTCTTTCACGGTCCAGTCTTTCATACTCCTCTTCCTCCGAATAATCGATTAAAAGATGGCCATATATCTTTATAACTTTTAATTCTTATTCTCTTGATATTAAGATCTTCGTAACTTATAAGCCTTTTCCACATACTTCCAGGATCTTTATCAGAATCATATTGGATATATGGTATTTCTAACTCGTCAGATGAAAATGGATTAATTTCGCCGTAACATATCAATTGGTTCACATGTGATAACTCGACTATCAAGTCGACTGATTTCTCATTGTCGATAGTCCAGTTTTCACCATCACCACAATAGAAAGTATAAATGTTCCAACTAGATGGATGATATCTTTTATTTATAATTTCTTTTTCTAATTCGAAAGCCGATGACATCATCGTTCCACCAGAGGTCGATCTTTTAAAAAAATCATCTTCATTTACTTCTTTCGCGTCAGTTGAGTGAGAAATAAAAATTACCTCAATGTTTTCATATCGATATCTCAAAAACTGATATAAAAGAAAATAAAAACTTCTTGCTAAATATTTCTTATTTCTATCCATCGAACCGGAAACATCCATAATGAAAAAAACGACAGCAGAACTACTCTCTATATTTTTTTGTCTCATGTGTTTATATCTTAAATCATCGTCGTGAAATGGAAACCGATCATCTTTTTCTAAATCATATGTTCCTGCCATAATCGCTTTCTTTTTTCTTTTTATTTTTCTTTTTATAGTTTCTTTTTTGGATAATTTAAATCTGATACCTTTTTTTCGATATCCACTTCGTTTTAGTTTTTTATCTTTAATAAACCTAAACTTCTTTTTCTCCAAGTCTGGCAATGCCAAATCAGCGAACAAATACTCAGCCAGTTCTTCGAGAGTTATTTCTACTTCATAATATTCTTCGCCAGGTTTATCACTAGCTCTGTTACCTCCTTCTTTTAGCGCTGATTTCTTTTTTAATACTTGACCCTGCGCAATGTGATTTTTCCCACCAGATCCAACTTTCTTATTGTCTTTGTTTTCTCCGTAAACGAAGCGATATTCTTTTATTCCTCGGACTGGAATTTTTATTTTTTTCTTTCCGCTTTGCCCGATGATAGATTCGTCAGCTATAACGTCCCTGATCCCTTCGCGAATAGCTTTTTCTATTTTGGTTTTATGTCGCTTTCGATCTGCAGCCGAGCGATCTGCAACCGATTGGCGTTCTCTAAAGATACTCATTAAAATCCTCACTCGTCACTAAAGTATGTAGATATATCAGTTAAAATAGCAATTGCCAACGTAGACCCTCCAGGAATGTCATAATTGGTTATAATTCGTCCATCCTCAAGGTAGAAATCTCCCTCACTCTCTGTGTTCGTCAGTGTTTGAAGATTTCCATCTTTATAAATCATAGTTGTTCGAACATGAAGAGGATATTCATCTGAAATAACAAACAAATCACTGATCGACTCTCCTTCAGATATAGAATATTCGATAACGCCTCGGACGTCTGATGCCGGGTCATAAGCCTTGTATACAATCCAAGCAGCGTCTTGCAGGGTCACACTATCCTCCCTGCTGGGCTTCGGTCAAGACTTGTAGGTTAACAAGCCCCTTACGTGTTCTTATACATTTGGCAATTGTTTGGAAAAGATGGTCAACTTGCCCAAAAAGCTGTCTTTCTTCGAGTAATGTGACAATCTCAAAAAATGACGATCCATATTGAACGTAATCTCCCTCGCGAACTTCAAGATCTTGATCTGCGTGAAGCCTTCTGTTATGAAAGTTCACAGTTATAGAATAAGATTTATCCAAACCGTAGTTCTCGGTGACTGTTCCAATTCCGTCGAACTCGACCAAAGCGTATACACGGACTGGTGGAAGAAATGACTTTTGGATTGCTTCTCCGTAAAGAGGATGATAATTTGTAAATTCCTGAGATATGGGCAAATAGGTAATTGCTTGACCAATCACTCTTTCCAAGAGTTCGTCATTAACTTGTTTTACTAAATTTCTTTCTTTTTCACCAAGAAAGAGTGGAGGAGGAGGGTTTTTTGGTTTTGTCCACTTATTATCAGCCATTTACTCCCAGTCCTTCATATCCCCAAAAATAACTCTCTCTCTGGGAATTCTAACTTCTACTGCGTTCTCGCGAATTGCCACCTTCGGGCGTTTTTCGTTCTTTCCGGCTCCGAGGAGATATCCAAGAATCTTGAGAGTTATATTTGTTTCGAATTTTCTTTCTTCTTCTCCCAGATCTGATAGGTTGTTTTCTAATTTGAAATCACCTTGTAAGAATCCCTCGAATCTGTGTCCATCGTCATTAATGAAAAAGTTACTAATTTGGCCAGTTGTAGTTATAAATGGCGTAAATATCTCATTCATTTGTTGTTGATATTCTGCTCGAATTATAAGTGAATAGGTCGCGACCACATATGTTGGAGTTGGCATTGTTATGGTTTCATAAACGACTTTCGTGTTCTTAAAACGGTAATTTTGCTGCTTAAACCGCCTCTGAGAATCGGCATTGGCGAAGTTGCCGGTTTTGTCCTGTTGTATCCTCCGTGCCACCTCGATTGCGCCGCCCTTGGGGTCGTTGTATGGAGGAACGTGAGCCCACGCTACACCCTTCATAGCTGGATCCTTGATCAATTGATTTCTCTCGATTACCATGACTGGAAGCGTAAAAACCCCGTCTCTATTTCTGAGATCTTTATTACTCTTTACCTGATGTGCGCGCTCAGCCATTGACCAAATTATTGGAACCTTTTTCCAACCTTCGTTTGTTGTACAAAAGACATTCAATTCTTCATTAAGCCAATTGTAAAGAGCGCGATCAATGGTCTCAATAGTGGAAGGCATCAGGGAGATGTCTTTCAGGCGAACTTTAGCGCCATCCTGATCATCCTTTTTGAAATAGGGTCTAAATCCCTTAAATTTTGCGCTTTCACTAGCCATTTTTTACCCCTGATATATGTTCATTGGAACTCTCTTTTGAGTATCGTTGACGGCGGTTGCCTTTTCTGCATCAAGCTTCGCAATCTCTGTATACGTCAATTGATCCATGATTTCTTTCAATTCTGTACGAAGCGCGTCCTGTTCCGCCTTAGCTTGAGATAATAGATCCGAAGCGTTTAAGGTCACCGATTCTCCAGGAATTGGAATCGTACCAAATTTCCCCCTGATCTGACCTAATGTTTCTTTCGATAAAGCGAGTGCGAATCTTCTGATCCACTGTTTTCCAATAGCATTGATATTCGCATATGGAATATTGTCGAACGGAATTGTGTTAATATTGTTAATTCCTCCGGTTCCATCATCGTATCGAGTGTTCGACTCCCAACTATCAGGAATAACTGAGAACTCAACCCACATATATTGATAAGTCGCTATCAATAATGGTTCTGGAAATATTCTCAACATATTGTCTTTTAATTCATAAGAATAATGAGAAAGCCGTGTCCACAGATGATCTTCGAACGCCATGGCTTGCATTTTATTGTACCACGTTGGAATCAACTCAAACGTTGAGTCGTCTGTGTATTGTCCGTAATAATTCATATTTCCGACGACGTTTAAACCTCCGAAATAACCAAAAAATCTCCACATGGCTTGCGGCGTTTTATAAAACACCTTTTTGACCATCACTCGCTTGTCGCCAACAACTCCAGCATATGAAACTGTTCTGCCGGTCGGGTCTATACCCGTTGCAGAAGAAGACGAAATTATAGTCTGAAGATCGTAGTCTTGCTGTCCCTCTTCCAACTTAAATGAAGCAGAATAAATTGGGATTACTCCACCCGTTCCAGCCTCGAAAGAATAGTGATCACTTACACGCTGAGCGTATTCGAACATAACCCGAGGGAACTTTAAATTGACGTTAGATGGTCCGGTTTTTAATTCGCCGTATTGATCGAATGTACCAGTAGTCTGTCCAAGCACATCAGAAAGAATGTTCTTGGATTGGTGGAGGTTTACAAGATAACTATATTCAAGGACTGACTCTTCGTAGTTCGCATACACGTTTCCCGCGAGAAGCTCTATGTCTAAGACATCCCCGCCTAGTTTCTTATAAGTGTAGGCTACTTGATCCGAAGCGCCGGACAAGAAATCGCTCGAACCCGAATATATCCCGTATGGGAGCGTAGTGGCCACCAAACCAGGAGATCCAGTGATAGGCAAAATAGATTTACTTATTTGACTACTTGGAGTCAGAGTTGGTAAAGCCATGTTAAATTCCTCCTAACACTAAGTAGTTTCCGCATACACAAAACCCCCCCACAAAAAGTGGGAGGGTGTTAAAACTTTCCTTAAGCAGTTAAGCTAACTACTGGAGAAGGTCTTCGATGATGACCAAACCGTACATATCAGGACGGACCATCTTCTTAGCGTATCGAGTCATGACGCCTTTGCGCGGCACGAAGTCCTCGGTACCAAAAATGGTAGGAGTCATCTGGAGGGGTACATATGGTGCGTATACATATCCACTTTCAAGGAAAGAGGATCCTTTACGTCCCGCGAGAACAACGTTTCTCGGGAAATAAGGGTCTACATAGACGTCCCACTTCTTGCTCAAAGCGCCGACCTTGACAGCACCGACTTGCCCACGATCATCATCGTGAGTGACGGAGCCTCTAAACCCAGCAGTAAACTCAAGAATGTTAGCAACTTCAGGCGAACAAACGATGAAGTTAGCACCACCTCTCAAGGTTTTACGGTGAATTTGAGCCGAGACATCATTGATAGTCTCAATCAAGGTTTCATACCACTCGGATACGTTACCGGTGAAGTCCGGGAATACCGAAGTTGAAGTAACAACTGCAGCACCAGTAGTACGATTTACAAATTTACCCGGTGAACGAGACCAGTACAGAGTGGCAGCCGTTGCACCTTTCACGAGGTCTTCCAAGATTTCTTGGTCGATTTCGAGAGCGATGTGCTCGGACAGAATTGAAGTGTAAACCACCACCAACACTGACTATATCTATTTCATGACTAGATTTTATACTGACTCTGACCCAGCTTTTTGGAGAAATGGGAGTGGGGTGGAGCGAGATGGAGGATACAGGGAGAGAAGGATGTGGAAGGAGGGAAGAATGGCTTGTTCACTCAGCTACTGTTTACCTTCCAGATTCATTCATTCCTACTACATAGCCAGATGCCAGGCCAGATGCTCAGTCATAGTTGTGAAGAAAAATAACCTTCTGGCTCTTATGAGGATGACTGTCCCAAGAATCCAGCATCTACTTCTTTCAGCAAACCAAATGTATGTGAACACTTGAAAAGATGTGGGTACCATGCTTTAACACCACCAATAGCTTTCTCCAAAGCTAATATGTGAGAAGAACTGTCTGATACCTAAAGATACCTCAGAGAAAGTTCTTAAGATATAACTGTTTTTCTTAAAACTAATTTCGAAGCCTGTGTTTTGACTAGGGTATGTGTGATACACCATATATTCCCCTTGATGTGAAGTGGATTGTATTACAGTCCCGAAGTTATGAGTTACCATGGTGAAGCAGCAGGCATAACACTGCTGTTGGCTGGTAACCGTTTCTAATAACAGATGGACTGCCTCCGTGCAGGGTTCTGAATGCATAGCAGGACACAGCTAGGGGTCTCCTTGTTTTCCATGACTAAAGGTGAGGCTGGCCCCAAGGCAGATCCCTAGGGCTCTTCTAATGAATCTCCAAGCTGCCCTGGAATAGTCCTACCCTCTTTCTTTTCATGCCAGGTTGGC